CACCGCTCGAGTACGAGCCGGGATGGGGGTGGGGGTAGGTGCCCGCCCCGTATCCGTTCGGCGAGACGGTGCGGATCCTGCGCACCGGGGCCTCACCGGGTCGTGACGGCCGCGGGCAGCCGCTTCCCGGCGTCGACGAATCGTTCGACGTGCCCGGCTGCGTGGTCACCCCGCGGGCGGAGACGCCGCAAGTGGGCGGCCCGGACCAGCAGTCGCGGGACACGGTGATCGTCGGATGGACGGTCTACGCGCCGGCCGGGACGGTGCTGCGGACCACGGACAAGGCTCGGGTGCGCGGCGTCGTCTGCGAGATCACCGGGGAGCCGGGCGACTGGGGCCGTTCTCCGTTCACCGGCACCCGGGGCCCGATCCAGTTCGCTGCCGATCGTGTCACCGGATGACGTGAGGCTGGGAGGTCTGCTGTGGCGGCTCGGTTCAAGATGAAACGCAAGGGTGTCGGTCAGATGCTGCGGATGCCGGCCATGGAGGCGGAGATGCGCCGCCGCGCCGAGATCATCAAGGGGATCGCGCAGTCCATCTCCCCGGTGGACACCCGCGGCCCTCACCCGGGGCATTACAGGGAGTCCTGGGAGGTGGACAGCACCACACGTGGCGGCCGGCGCCGCGACCGCGCGGTGGCCTATGTCCGCAACCCCGTCTACTACGCGCGGTGGGTGGAGTACGGCACCGAGAAGGTGCCCGCTCACCACGTGCTCCTGCGTGCGGCTCAGGTGGGCGGCCCCAACCAGTGACCGCGATCATCGATATCGAGGCGGAGCTCATTCCGCGCGCACAGGAGCGCTGGCTTGACGCGGTGGTGCGCGACGAACTCGACAACAACCTCCTGGCCGAGCTGCCGACGATCCAGATTGAACAGGTTCCTGCGGGCAGCGACGACGGCGTCAAGCTCGCCCGGTTCCTCGTCGACATGAACGTCTATGCGGCGACCCGGGCGGAAGCCTTCACTCTGGCCCGCGAAGTCCATGACTGGATCACTGGCGTGCTCCGCGGTTCGACGAGCCCCACCGCGGTCATCGGCCGGACCGGGTGCCTGACGCTTCCGGCCATCCGCCCCTACGAGAACACCGGCCTTCGCCGGGTCGGCGGCACCTACGAGATCTTCTGCCACCCGGCCTGACCGGGAGGCCGGGCCCGCGCCGGACCCTCAACACCCGCCCGAGCGCGGGCTCTTCCATGTCTGGAGACATCTCATGGTCAACATCACCCGCGCTGCGGATCTCCTGGAGGTCGGCGCCAACGGCGGCGGCTGGGTCGCCCCCACCGGCACGACGTCCCCCGGCGACCCCGAGATCCAGCCGCTCGCCCCGTGGCTCCCCATCGGCGCCATCAGCGACGACGGCCTCGTCCAGGGCTTCAACGAGGACTCACAGTCCTTCACCCCGTGGGGATACACGGCGCCGATCCGCACCACCATCACGTCGTCGCTGCGCACGTTCGGACTGACGGCCTGGGAGACGGGCCGCACCACCGTCCAGGCGCTCCAGTACCGCCTCGACTCGGACGACCTGACCCCCGCCAGCGGCCTGACCACGTTTGCGGAGACCGCGAGCCCTGTCCCCGACCGGCGCGCATTCTGGTTCGTCGTCCTCGACGGCGACGAGTTCCAGCGCGGCTTCTACGTCCCCGAGGGCGAGATCACCGAGCGCTCGGACGTCACGCACAAGCAGGACGAGGTCGCCGGCTTCGCGTGGACCATCACCGCCTACCCGGATGCCGCAGGCAACACCGTCTACCACTACGACCGCGTGCCGGCGACCGCCGCCTACACCGGCTCCTGAGACGGGTGGGCGGGTCGTACAGCCAGCCGGCGCGGGCCCGGCCCGCCCACCTCTTCCGAAATCGCCCGCGCCATCTGAACGAAGGAGGCCCGCGCCGTGGCCGCAAACCCCCGCACCGCCGCCCGCAAGACGGCGGCCCGCGCCCAGTCCCGACCCCGCTCCCAGGAGCCCGAAGTCTCTGAGGCGGAAGCTCAGGAGATCGAGGCCGAGGGCCACTATGTGACCGTCGAGCTGTGCGGCGAGGATCTGCGGATCGTCCCGCCGGCCGCGTGGCGCCTGTCGTACCAGCGACTGCTGAACAGCGGACAGGTGGACGCCTTCATCGAGCGCGTCCTGCACCCGGACGACGTCGAGGTCTTCTTCGAACTCGACTGCACCTCCGCCGAGTTCCAGCAGTTCATCGCCGACGCGGGGGACCAGGCGGGAGAGAGCCTGGGAAAGTCGCCGGCACGATCGCGCTCTGGGAGGAGCACGCGGAATCGGTAGAGGCCGACCTGATGGACCGGCACTACGACATCGCCGACGTGCTGACCGGCAGGCGATCGTGGCGATGGCTGCGGGTCTTCATCGAGCACCTGCCGCCGGAGTCCCACACAATGACCGCCTTGCGGAACTCCCTCCCTGCTGACGAGCTTGCGGAGCAGGCGGAGAAGGGCGAGCCGGAGAAGGCCCGCTGGTCGCAGACCGAGCAGCTGCTGGCCGCGGTCCTGGACGCGACGCGTCGCGTGGAGTGGGTGCTGGTGTGCGCCAACATCGATCAGAAGTCGAAGCGGCCCGACGTGCCGGATCCGACACGCCGACCGGGCGCCGGGCCACGGCCGAAGACGCGACCGCAGTTGACCGAGCGCAGCGCCGGGACTCTCTTCCAGCTACTCAACGGGGGCGCCGCGTAGGGCGCTGGGGGGAGGCTCCTGGTGCCTGCTATCAGCGTCGGCTCGGTTGAGGTTGATGTTCTGCCCAACGCGACGGGCGTGCGCGCCCGGCTGCAGGGGCAGCTGCTGCCTGCGGCGAACTCGGTCGGCGACGAGGTCGGCCGCGTCATCGGCCGGTACATCACCTCGCATGTGGCCTCCGCTTTCGTGCAGGGCATCCAGACCGGCGGCCGGCAGGCGCAGGTGGCTGCCGGCCGCCAGGGCCAGGCGACCGGCTCGACGTTCGCCCGCATGTTCAAGGCCCGCCTCGAGGCGGCGCTGGCAACACTGCCCGAGGTGCGCCTGCGCGCCGACTCATCAGATGCCGAGCGGGAGATCTATCAGATCCGTGCGCAGATGCGCGCCCTGGCGGACGCTCGAATCGGCATCGACGTGTCGACGGCGACGGCGAATGCGGCCATCGCCCGGCTTCAGGAGCGCCTGTCCCGCCTGTCTGCCTCCGACGCGGATGTGGCTGTGCGGGTGGATGCCGGTGCCGCGTCGGCGCAGTTGGCCGCGTTCCAGTCCGAAGTGAACCGGCTCGATGGACAGTCTGTCGACATCGACGTCGATACGCGGTCGGCGGCTGCGAACTTCCATCTGCTGACTTCGGCCGCGCTCGCATTCGGGCCGGCGATCCTGCCAGTTCTGCCAGTGGTGGCGGCCGGCCTGGGGGCCGTCGCTGCGGCAGGCGTGGCGGCGGCGGCCGGCCTCGGCGGGATCGCGCTGGTGGCGGTCCCCGCATTCAAGCAGATCGGCGGAGTCCTCCAGGCACAGAAGGCCGCGCAGGAGGCCGCGACGAATGCGACCCTTCGCGGCGGCCAGGCGGCAGCACAGGCCACATCTCGGTCGCTGCAGCAGGCTTCCGCCCAGCAGGCCCTTGCCACCGCGGAACGCAGCGGGGCCCGGCAGATCGCGCAGGCGCAGCAGCAGGTGAAGCAGGCCCGCCAGCAGGCAGCGGATGCGGTGTCGCAGGCGGCCCGTCGCGTGCAGGACGCCGAGCGGGCCCTGGCGGACGCCCAGAAGAGCGCGAGGCAGGCACAGCTCGATCTGACGGCGGCACGGCGGGCAGCCGTCCAGGAGCTCGAGGACCTGAACAACCGGCTCGCCGACTCGGTCCTCAGTCAGCGGGATGCGCAGATCGCCCTCACCGAGGCGACCGCGGAACGCGACCGGGTCCTCAACTCGGAGACGGCGACCGAGCTCGACAAGCAGAAGGCGCTTCTCGCCTACGACCAGGCCGTGCAGCGTCTGAAGGAGCAGACGACCGAGACGGGCCGACTGAAGAAGGAGACGGCGGCCGCGAACAAGGCGGGCGTCGACGGTTCGAAGACGGTCACGGACGCCCAGGACAAGCTCGCGCAGGCGCAGCGCAAGGTCGCCGACCAGCAGGTCGCCGTCCGGGACGCGCAGGTGCAGGGCGCGCGTCAGATCGCGGACGCCCAGCAGAGGGTGTCGGAGGCCACGGCCAACGTCGCGGTCGCCCAGCAGTCGGCTGCGGACGCGGTCGCCTCGGCGCAGAGGCAGATTCAGTCGGCGTCGGCTTCGGCCGCCGCCGGCGTGGATCAGGCGGCTATCGCGCAGGCCAAGTATCAGGCG